GCATAGGATGCAGTTTGGGGCACATTGGCGGCATAAGAAGCAGTTAAAGCATATGAACTACTTACAGCTTGAGAAGCAGTCCCAAACAAAGACCCAGTGATTCCAGCAGATACGTTTAAGCTTCCAGTTACGGTTTGCTCTCCTAGTACATTTAAGCTAGAAGAAACTAGTAAGCTTCCTGTTATTATTGCAGATCCAGAGAAAGGAAATCCTGCGCCTGTTCCACCAGATCCTGATATATAAGAAGCAGTAAGAGCAAATGTGGCAAAAGAAGCAGTAGTTGCAGTGCTTGCATTTCCTATTAAAGTAGCTGTAATTGTAGACTGATTAGTCCATTTTGCAGCAGTGCTATCATAAGCTAATAGTTGATGATTTACTGGTCCTGATATTGCTACGTCAGAAAGTCCAGCTAAAGTTTGTGTAATTGTAGAACCACCACCGCCTGATCCTCCGACTGATCTAAATAGACCTGAAGGTAATATTGTACAGTCAGCTGGTGTTTGTAGTGATGCGTTATTGGCTCCTGAGATACAAATTGCTCCTAGATATACTGCATTAGCTGCTGTATTTGGTGCTTCAACAAAAGACTCTATATTAACATTTGCAATTGCATTTGCTAAAGTAGTGTATACGGCATTTCCGTAATAAACTACTATTGCTTTTGTTACTGAATTTGGAAACCAGAAGACTCTTTGAATAGAGAAGTTTCCCGCTCCAACTGAGGTTAAGACTCCATTATTTGAATAGTTTAATGAGTCTATTACTTGATAGCCTGCTCCTGCATTAGTATCATATACGTATTGAGATCCAGATTGTCTGTATCTAAATATCTTTGAAGTAGAGGTTCCATTATCTACTACATAACTTGGATTATCTGGATCTACTGTGTAAGAAGCTCCATCAGCATAAGCAGTTCCACTACCTACTATAAGACTTCCAGTAGAAGATCCGCTAGCAGCTAAAGTAAACCCTGAGAGTTTTAATGGTCCAAATGCCTTAGTAAATATATTATTTCTTTGTACTGCTCCATAAGCTACGCCAGGTTGTGTCTTAACTGCATTAATTGTGGAACGATTTTGATGAAGTACAAGTCCGATATTAATTATAGTATCAAATTGACCAGCAACAAAAGGAGTTCCTTGCGCGTATATATTACCAGTATCATCAATACCAACAAAAGTTTGATCGTAAGATCCAGTTTGTGGAGCAATACTAGCAGATAATCCAGTCCAATTTATATACTTTACGGTTGGATATAAATTATCACTTAATGAGGCGTTTAAATCTACTATAATACCAGAACCACTTGATATTGTATAAACTGTGGATGATGATGATCCAATTACACCTCCATTCAATAATCCAGTGTATAGATTTCCTTCTAACCAACGTAAACGCGTTGTATTTGCATATCCGTTACCATTTTGAGAGAAGTATAAGTCATTTGTAGAACCAGAAACATAAATGTATGAAGCTGATACTGTATTATCTATATTAGTCGTTACAGGATCAAATCTATGATAACCAGTTTGTCTAATATCACCATATATTTGTACGCTTGGAATAGTAGATCCTAGTGATCCTGAAATAGTTACGCTTCCTGATAGTACAGTAGTTCCGAGAAGAGTATTATTTCCTATTTGCGTAGTTGATCCTGAAATATTAACGCTTCCGGTTATTGTTTGAGATCCTATAAAAGAATTAGATCCAGTAGTAGCAAATATTTGTCTATTTCTTCCGTCAAATAGTATAGTATTTTGAGCTTGAGAAGCAGAGAGGGCGTACGAAGAAGAAATTGCGGTGCTTGCATTTCCAAATAGACTTCCTGTAATCCCGTTTCTTACTATAAGTCTATCGCTTATATCTAGAGATCCAGTTATTTCATGAGCTCCATTAGGATTGAATGATGCTTTTCTATTAGCATCTGTATCAGAACCTCCCGCAAATATTTGTACTGGATAATTAGCAGTATTTCCTATGTGTAAATGTCTTCCTGCTGAAAAAAGATAAGCGTCATTAAATAAACCAACAGGACCAACGAAATTTCCTCCGTTAATACCCATATTGATATAATTCGTATTCTCATCTCCATTATTAGCTGTAGCTACCACGTCAGATGATGCGCTTACTCCTTGGTTTGTATTTTGTATATTAAGCTGTAAGTAGTTGTTTAGGTTACCTTTACCGCTTATTACATTAAATGATGATGTGCTAGATTGCCATACATATAAAGCTTCAGGAGCTGCAGTAGTTATAGCTTCTTGGTTTATCGCTATACTTTGTGGGTATATTTGATACATCGAGCTAGTAACTAACGTATCATTTGAAGCGAAAGCTGGAATATATTGTACTCTTCCTCTTAAATTTCCTAATGATCCAGAGAAGAATCCAGAAAAACTTCCAGAATAAGATCCAGATCTAAAAGAAGAGGAAAGCGAAGCGTAAGAAGAAGATAAGCTCATTAAACTTGCGCTAGTAGCTGCGATATTGCTTGCGATTGATGCACTAGTTTGAGCTATATTTGTTCCTATTGAAGAACTTATTACAGCTACATATTGTTGAACTGCGTATTGAGTTGGTGCTGTGTCTTCACCATAAATTCCTTGAGAGTTTATTAACGCAGTATTATTACTTACTTCTTGAAGTACTACTCCAACAGGAACTCCGTTTCTCTTGAATGGTCCTATTGCGTTTAATCCTGATAGATTAAAAGAGTTTGCGTTTATAGTTACTTCACCAGTTAATTGGTTTACTGCAAAGAAACTTCCGATAGCTAAGTTACCTATGTTATCGATTGTGACATAGAATACTTTACCTGGAGCTATTTGAGTTACTTCTCTTTGTTTTATTGGAATTCCACCGTATTGTGGAAGAGCGTTGTAAGTTACTCCAGAACCAACATACTCATTAACTAGTCCTCCAGTAGATATATTTGATAGATCATAAAAATTTACTACATCTCCAGTAGCTATACTCGAAGGAGAAGGATATGTAGTTATTCTTTTTTGTGAAGGTTGTCCACTTACAGCAGCAACTCCTGTAATAAGGTAGTTTACCCCGTTAAGTCTCATATTTGAGCTTATGTCTACACTTCTAGATCCACTAACAAGACTAATTAGCATCTCAGAAACACCAGTAATTGATGCTTTACCAGCAACAGTAGTCGCTTGAATTCCTCCAACTCCAGTTGGTGCTGCAATAGTTACATTTGGTTGATCAGTGTATCCGCTACCACCAGTAAGTAGAACTATTTCATCTACTGACCCGTTTGCATTTATATTTGCTTGAGCTGTTGCGTTTACTGAAGCTCCTCCACCAGTTATGGTTACATTTGCGACTGAACCTGTATAGCCTGCTCCATTTTCATCTATAACAAATCCGCTAACAGTAGAAGTTTTAGTTTCTAATGAAGATCCTGTGTTATAGGTAACTGGATAATAAGTCTTTGAAATAAGCCCGTATTTACCAAAGTCAATTACCGAGTTTGATACGTTTGCAAATCCACCAGCTGCGGTTTTAAAACCATAAGTACAGAAAGTAGTAAAGCAAGAAACAAACTGAGCGTATCCACGATTAATTACTAGATGACCAGGTCCTCCTTGGTTAACTTGAGTAAATGAGTCCGCTACCATTGATCTAAGCGGAGTTGACACTGCGTTTAAGTTTCCGTCTATTCTTATTCCTCCACCAGCTCCTTGATCATCAACATTAGTTGTATCGTAAGGTAGCGGAGTAAAAACTGAAATTTGATTTCCAGAAGTGTCGAATGGACCAGTAATAGAAGAACAGTTCTGAATATACGGTGATGTTCCAACAAAAGGTCTTACAGCTGCTGGAATAGGAATAGAAACTAATGGTTTTTCTCCTAAAACGTATCCAGATCCTCCGCTTGTAACAGTGAATCCAGTTATTACGCCTCCAGATATTGTAGCTACCGCAGTTGCAGCGGTTCCTATTGCGTCTGGTTCTTCTATTAATATATCTATATTTTGATTTACTCCATCTGTATAACCAGTGGCTGAATGTATAAGATTAAGTCCAGTTACTTGTCCTCCTGATATAGTCGCTGTCGCTATAGAACAAGGAAAAGAGAAACAGAATGCTGGATGTTTTAAATTTAAAAATCTAAGTCCATAAAAATAGGTAGATTCATAAACATGGAAAAAGTCTTTTGTTGGATTTGCTGCTGTTAACCTTACAGTACGTAAGTTATCTCCGACAATTGCGGCTCCAGGCGGAACTATGATTGGATTCTGCTCGGTATAATCTCCAGATCCAACAAATATTGTGAATCTTTTTATATTAAAAGGGCTTTTTGCTCCTAAGCTGTCTACAGCAGCTTTAATTGTTTTAAATGGCTTATGAGGTTCAGTACCATCATTTGTGTCTAATCCTTCAGGAGATACATAAAGCCTTTTAGATCCTGACATTGCGTTTTCTAGCAGATCGGTCCTTTGATCAAAAGAACCACTATCTAGTTTATAGCTAGAAGTAAACGCATTGAATCCTACTAGAGTAGTATAATTAGGAGCAAATGAAGCAGTTTGCGCTAAAGACGCTGAAATAGCTTGACTAGCTGAGGTTGCGAAACTTGCTGTGCCTATTAAATTACCGTAAATTTCAGTTATAAAAAAAGATCCGGATACGTCTAAAGATCCTGATACTATAAATGATCCACTAACTAATACTCCGTCATTTTTTAGATAAAGTCCAGTTGTACTTCCACTACCGTCCGATATATTTTTAAAATTAGGAGCTATTTTTCCGTTATCGCCTACTTTTAGTAACGATTGGTACGTATCCTTTATCTTTTGTCCAGTTAATGATGCCATTTTTTATATTTATAGTACTGTCAATAAATATGAAGTAATTCTATGTTTATCGCAACTAGTTTTCTTAGTTTTTACAAACTTCCACTACTAATAGATCCACTTACAAATAAGTTTCCTACTATAGCTACTGAACCTGATACATCTATCGTTCCACTTTGATATGCGCTTGAAGTAACTACGGTATTTCCATAAATTATAAAGTCAGGCGTTCCAGTCTTAGTTCCATCCCAGTTTCCAAAAGCGTTTTCCCAATTAACGTCTAAATCTTCTGGATTTTGAAGAGCAGTAGGCACTTTAGATCCACTTAGTATAAGTTGATCATCAGCTTCGTTGTAGTGTAAATTAGATAATATCTGTTTTAGTTTTATTCTTGCCATAATGTTATAAAAATTTTCCTATTGATATTATAGTATCTCCATATTCAAGTTCATATTGTAAAACTTCAGGATCTATAACTAAAATAGAGCTATTTAGTGAAGAAGTAAAACTTTGTATCGCTTCAAACTCAACGCTAGATCCATTTATATAAAATTCAAATTGATTAGTAGAGTTTGGAGGAAAATCTGAAGGAGCAATAGCCCAACCTCTATTAAAAGTTGCAGTTCTATAATCCGTATAAGATGCAGTAATGACAGTATTAGAGGCGAGATAATTCAAAATATCTTGTCTTGAATTTGTACTACCTCCAGGACTCTGTATAACTATTATATTCTTATTTGGTATCATGTCGTAGCAAATTTACCTACCGCTATTACTAAATCGTTAGATTCTAGACTATATCCAAGCAAAATTGGATTAATGACTAGCGTAGAATACGTTATATTGTTTGTAAAAGTATATGAAGATGGCTCAATATAGACTCCATTAACAAATATATTAAAGTTTGTTGAACTATTAGCTGGTAAAGGACTAGGAGCTTCTGCCCAGCCTTTATTAAAAGTCACAGAAGTTGAATTGACATAAGTTCCAACTAGACTTGTATTATTTATTAAGTAATCTGCGTAAATTGGAGTTAAACCTTGTGAAGCTCCTTCATTAATAATAATATTAACTCCGTCTTGAGCTAAAATAGAGCCTAAAGGTTTAAAATTACTTGATCTTGCCTTTATTGCATTTGTTGATTGTATGCTGTCGCTAGTTTCTATTCCAAATATAATCTTAGAAACTCCAAAGGATCTATTTACTGCAGCCATACTTTTATTAACAGAATCTGGAATTAGATATCCGTTTAAAGTCAAAGAAAAAGAGTTTTTTATTGCTCTATCTTCTCCCACTTCGTAGTTTATAGACTCTTCAAACGATTCTATAGAAGAATAGAATTGAAATTTAGTAGGATCTCCCCAGTAAGTTCTTGAAGCAAAGTTAATCGACTCTACTAATGAGTCCATTTGTTCTATAAAGTAAGTCCATACTAAACAATCATACTCTACAGTCACGTAATCTGGAGTTATAGAAGCTACATACTCAACTTCTGGATTTCTATTGTTTAGTAAGTTGAAATTACCGTAAATATTGCGCTTACTATACTTCTTTTTAAATAATTGTATGTTTTTTGCGGAGTTGCCGTCTAATTTGTTACCTAAAGTTCTATTTTGTGTGATACTTCTTCTCTTAAACATGATCAATGGAGCTAAAAGCTTACCATTTGCGTCTCTATAATAGCCGTCTGACTGAACTGTCTTCCAATTTTCTGGAGATCCATATAGAATTGGAACGTTTATTCTTGTATTGTTCTGAATAACTGATGGCTTAAGCACATTTTGAAAGTAATGCATTAAAGCTTCGTCAAAGTCTTGTATTCCTATCTTATAATCTCTTATATTATCATCCTTTACAGAGATTTCTCTAGCTCTATTGATCTCAGGTTGACCTAATTTAGTAGGTTCTGAGAATATTTCATTGGGATTACCATATTTTGGATCATAAGGCTCTATTAGCTTATCCATAAACTCTCTACGAGATGTTGGTCTTACTACTTGATTAGCCATTATAATCTATTTAAGTTTATTCCTAGCTTATCTGGACTGGTATAATGCGCATTCAATATGATAGATAAAGAATTTCCATAATTCTGTAATCCTTCTGAATAGGCGTAGTCTGGGTCTTTACCTACTATAAATTGATTCTCATTAACGTTGTCGACTTCGAAAAAATCCTCGTTCCAAAAAACTACGTCTCCTATTTCAGGAACTACGTTAGCATCTATCAAATGATTCTTAAAAAACCTAAATGTTGACTCTCTCGTTACGTCTATATTATATTCTATCCTACTAACTCCAAAATCTCCTCTTTCTATTAGGCAATTAAGCAAAACTGGTCCTATATAGTACTTGTTCATAGCTTCTCCATAAACATTTGTAGAAGTATCATTTAGTTTTACTTTATAATACCCAACTTGCTGACTAATTATGTCTTCAAGTAGCTCTCTGTTCATTGTGTTGAACACTTGTATGTCTCTATTTCTACCGAACAATGCCATATTATCCTATATAAATTAGTAGTGGAATTTCTCTTAATGTATCTGACAAAGAAGCTTGTTCTGATTGCTTTCTTTCTAATTGAGCTCTTCTTGACATCTCTTCAAAATCTGTTCTTAGTCTATCTCGTAAAGCCAATTGAGTTTCTTTTCCTTTTGATATTAAATCAGCTCCATTTAAAGTTACTTCTGATCCTGGAATAGGCACTTCAGAGTATTTTCCTCTGATAAGTCCTAATATTTCTGAGGCTAGAGCCAAAACATACTCATAGATCCACTGTTTTCCTGGTTGATTAATCTGAGCGTATGTAATATTTCCATAAGGCGCTTTTGATGCATTTGTTACGAGTCCTGTGTTTCCATCATAAGGTCCGTTAGCTGCAATGTTAGAATACTCACTCTTTTTAGCGAATTCTATCCACATTACTGCGTCTTCTATCTCTGGTTTAGGAAAAACTTTTAATTTATTGTTTATAATCTCAAACGTATAAGCTGAACGTCTAACTATATTTGACATCTCTATCTCTTGTATCCTTTGAATGTCCCAATATACTGGAAACAAAACAAAGTTTAAACCAGGAGAATAACTTGCCCAACCAAAGTTCTCAGTAGCTCCTTGATAGTTTATTGATCCTCCTATATATGGATCGTAGTATTGATTAACTGCTGGAACTCCTTGATAGAATATGTTTTGGATAACCATTCTATCGCTTGAAGAAATATAATTGTTTTCTATTCCCCAAGCTTGTAAATCGTAGACTTGTTGCCCAGCTTTTAGTCTTAATGATCCGCTAGACCATCCTACTGTTCCACCAATTCCTATTGGAGTGCCATAAGTGTCTGCTATATTGATAATATTGTGCAAAGACGCTGGAACTACGATGTTGTTTAATTGGGACGCTGTGGGCGCGCCTTCTATAGAGAGATAGTTGTCTTTTATCTTAGATTGATAAAGCTCTTCTGCATAGACCGCAACAGCTTCCTCGAAACATGCGTAAAGTTGCTTATCAATAAGTTCAACATCCATTACTGGATATCCTAACTTAGTAGCGCAATAATTAGCTACTTTATCGGCATCGCTAGCAAATGAAGCATCTGTATCGTAGAATCCGAAAGGCGTAGATCCAGTAGTAAAACTAGATGATCCAGGCCATATGGGGCGGTTTGACATAGTTATTTATTATCTAAAGTTATCGTATACTTTTAAAATGTCTTCGACTATAGGATCTCTGTGATTAGTTTTTAAGGTATAAACCCCAAAACCTTGCACCGAACCTAAATTGTCGCATATGAATTTGAAACCAGACATTCTTCTGTCCTTTAGATCGATTTGAGCTACATCTCCACAAATTATCATTTTTGAACCAGTACATAGTCTGCCTAGCATTAATTCCATTTGAGCGCTCGTTACGTTCTGTCCTTCGTCAACTACTACGCAACAGTTAGATAAGTTTCTTCCTCTCATAAACGCAAGAGGTATAACTTCTATGTTTCCTTCCATGATCTCTTTATCTATCTTCTCTTTGTTATAGAGTCGATACATATTGTCATAGATCGCTGCAGTGTAAGGAGCTAGTTTAGCGTCTTTATCTCCTGGAAGATAACCAATCTCTTCTCCTGATGTAACTGCTGGTCTAGTTAGTATTATCTTTTCAACCTCTTTCTTAAATAACATGTCTAAAGCGACTTGAGCTGCAACCATTGATTTTCCTGATCCTGCTTGACCTTTTAAAACCGTTATTTTGTTTTGCATTATGAAAGTCTTTGCTTCCTTTTGCTCTTCATTAAGCGATACTGCGAATCTAATTGGGTTTTTTAACCTTTTTGCTGACTTGCTATTGGCTTCATTCATGAAACAGATTTAGTATAAATATCGTGACAATGAAAGTAGACAAAAAAAAGACCCAACCGAAGTTGGGCCTTAGTTTATTGTGTTACCGTTAGGTTAGACAATGTTAAGATCAGAAACAACTACAGTTCCGTAGAATTCAGGACGAACCATGGTCATCGCGTAGCGAGTCATGATACCTTTTCTAGGAGTGAAGGTGTTCGGATCGTAGATCAATGGAGTCATGATCAATGGAACGTAAGGGCTATAAACCGCTCCGCACTCAAGGAATTGACCGCCTTTGTAACCCATAAGAATTACGTTCTCAAGCATATAAGGGTTTTTGTAAACCTTGTAGCGAGAATTAAGGGCACCGATCTTTTGTACGCCGAAAGCATACTTCATTGTATCTGCTGCACCGTCAGTATCAGCTGCGAATCCAGGAATTGATTCCAAGATGGTAGCTACTGCTGGAGAAACAACCATGAAGTTTGCACCTCCGCGCATTGTGCGCTGATGGATGATATTGCTAACTTTTTGAAGTTTGATACCAATTGTTTGGAACCAAGACATTTGAGTGTAATATACACCAGCTGTATTAGAATCAAATCCAGTACCACCTGCATTAAGTTGGTTACCGACTTTAGCTGACCATACTTCGTTGATAGGAGCATTTTGGATCAACATGTCAAGAACTTCGAGGTCAATCTCAAGAGAGATATGCTCAGAAAGCATGCCAGTCAATTCAGCTTCAGCATCCAAAGAATGATAAGCGTTAAGATCTTGTGCAAATTCTGGAGTCCATTGTGCTTTCAACTTACGAGTTTTAGCAGAGATGGTTTGGCTCTTCATTTGAACGTTGATCTCAGGGATAACGATAGAAGTGTTAGAAAGAGAGTTAGGAACTGAAGGAGCGCCAGACCTGTCTTCGAAATCACCACGTGTATTGAAGTCGGTAGCTTTATTATAGAAAACTGACCAACCTGTTGCTACTGCCAATTCTGCTGTAGAACCAGTGAAGTAGAAATTGATATTTCCACCAACTAATTCAGTGAAAGCAGGGAATAGATCGTTAGCTACGGTGGTAAAGTTAGAACCAGAAATAGCTACGAAAGACCTTACACCGTCAAGGTTTGGAGTAGTCAAAGAAGAAGTAGGAACTGCAACTTTTTTTATCAATCCAACTGCAACTGATGCAGATACAGAAGAATCAAAGTTAACATCAGCAAAAGAAGCAGATGTAATAGTTACGCTAATACCAGAAGCAGTGAACTGATTCAAAGAGAATCCGAATTTGCCAGCGCCATAAAGACCACCTTCAGCAAGGTTACCAAATTTAGCACTTGGAGTACCATATACTGAGCTACCGTCTGCGAAAGGCGTCTTATTGTTACCATATTGGAAATCCAAATAGAATACAAGACCTGCAGGAAGGTTCATCGGTTGAACTGAAACGAACTCTTTAGAAGCGATTTGACCGAAGATCTTACGAACCAAAGGAAGAGCTACACCAGCCCATTGCTCACCAGTACCAGGGGTAAAGGTTGCACCGCCAGAGTTAAGACCTCCGTTAGTTTGTGTAGTTTCAACAACCAATTGCTTAGCTTGGTTTTCGAGAATTACTGACATGTTAGAGCGCTCGCTCTCATTGAGGCCTTTAAGAAGACCTGATTTTTGCCACTTAGCAGCAAGCTTGTTAGCAACACTATGTTGATCAAAGTGTGCTGTTTTTGCTGACTCGCTAAGTAGGGAATTTACTAGGTTTGCCATTGTTAAATTATTAATTTTTATTTTTTAGAGACCCGCGATTTTTTGCCACCTACTAACGAAAGGATCTGATTCGATTACGTTGTTAGATGGAGATACGCCAGCAGGTTTTGAGGCATATCCGAATGATTCTTGAATTTGAGATTTCTTTTTGGTTTCAATAGATTCCTTAAGAACATCAAATGTGTTTTTAACTTCTTTCACTGATGATGCACGATCAAAAGCTTTTACGACCCTAATTTTTTCAGATTCGCTTAGATTCTTTGCTTTAAAAAGTTTGTTCATGTAAAGAAGTTTCGCGTTCAAAAGATTAACTTCTGTGAAAGACTCTTGAAGCTGCTTGATAGCTTTTTTAGCTTCGTTAAGTTCTTCTTTCATTTTGTGTTTCTCTTCGTCGTCTTTTACTTCTTTGTCTTTCTTCTCATACATATGATCTTTGCCTTCATTTTCAAGTTCGGCCAAGATTTCATCAAGAGAGAAAGGTTCTTCCATGTCTTCTTCTTCAGCAGCTTCAAGATCTGTGTCATCCATTTCTGGAGTTTCTTCTTGAGCTTGTAAGGATTGGAATACTTTTTTAAGATCTCCGAGTGTGATATCGATAACTTTAGTCTCGTCATCAACGATGTCTTCTTCAGCATCTTCTACTTCAGAATCTTCATCATCCATGGCTTCTTCGTCATCTTCTTCAGCATCTTCGTCTTCTTCTGCTTCGTTGAGTCCATCGTGTTCTCCTTCGTTAGCAAGTTCTTCGAGTTCAGCAAGAATTTCGTCAAGACCGGATTCATCGATTGTTTCATCGACTTCCTCTAGTCCTTGTTCGTAATCTTGCATTTCCTCTAGATCTTCCATTTCTTCGAGTTCTTCGACTTCTTCAAGTTCTTCAGAAAGTTTCAAGCGAACCATCTCTGTAATTTTTGGTTCGAAAGCTTCTTGTAGTGCAGACTTTGCGTTCGCCATAGCAGACGCGCGTAAAGCTTTAGCATCAGCAATTGCTTGTTGGTAAATGTTTTCCATTTTTGTTTAAAATTTTTGATTTTTAATTGTCCATTGGTAGGAAAGTGGGACAATATTATAAGTGTTACTTATAGCTTCGTATTAGACTCGAAGCATTTTTATGGTAATAAATATCTATATTTTTATATAAACGCAATTATCACCGAAAATAAAAACTCAACCTTACGGGGTTGAGGTGGTTTCGCATCGGTCTAAGAATGCTAAAACCGCGTAGTCCTAAAGGTAGCACGCATTATCTTATGCAACACTCACCAGACACAGTACAAATGATCTCAGAGATCATCCGGTTCGCTTTGGAGTACTTATTTGTTTGTTGTATTGTTGTATCAATAGACTCTCTAAGTCCTGAGGTCGGCTTCATGTATGCTCCGTATGTAGAAGGCTGAGAAACAAAGTCCCAGCAAATCAAATCAAGATCATCTTCTACTTGAACTAGACCTTCTCCGATAGGAGATACCGATCCCATTGCTCTTGAAGAGATACCTACAGTGATATTATTTTTAAATAACTCTTTAAGTATATTGCCTGATGGAGTTGGTAGAATCTCTATGTCTCCATAAAGATCTTTTCCTTGCCACCAAAGTCTTACTATGTTGTGAGAAACGTTTTTTAAGTTTACTACAGAACTTTCTGGGTGATCTAATTCGCCTAATGCTCTGTTCTCTGCTATAGGTCCTTCCATATATTTAGAGACTTGCTGAAATAAGATTGGATATGGATATATTCTTCTATTAGCATTTGGTTTATCACAAGCTTGCACTAGTCCGGAAACTACCATGTTTCCAGTTTTGCTCACTGCTCCTTCATTTAGTCTCTTAGTCGGAGTGAAGGTTGCGTATTCTATTAGAAGTGTTTTTGACATGTTATTATACTTTCTTTTTTTGACCAGTTCTGGTATCTAAAACATCGAATTGATCTCCTGTTTGTTGACGAAGATCTAAAGCTTTTTTAAACGCATCTCCTGGATTTTTGCTAGCTCCTACTGCTGTACCCGTCTTAGTCATTATTACGCTTCCTTCTTTCTTCATCTTTAACTTATCTAATACTTTTTTGATTTTCTCCATTAGATTTTTGTAGTCTAAAGGCTTTTTAAAGTATTCAGGATCTGTAAGCATTCCACCAAAAGGTTTTTCTCCTCTTTTATCCCAATCTTTCCACATTTTATCTCTTTCTTCTTTATCTTTTGCGTCTTGCGCTTTTTTCATGTCTTCTGGAGACATATTTTTTGAATTTATCTTGTCTATAACGTTAAGCGTTTTTGATCCTTCTATTCCGCCTTCTAGCTCGTAGTATATTACTGATCCGATAACTTCAGTTACTGTTGCTTCGCCTTCTGGGGTTTTGATCTTTGTTCCTTTATTATAGTCAGTACGATGAGCAGGACTTGCAGTATTTTCTTTTAGTCTATCTTTTTTTTTAAAGAATTCACTCATTTCATTAAGCACTTTCTCTTTGCTTTCTTGCTTCATTACCTCTTTAACTCCAGCAGGCTTCTTCTTACTGCTTTTCATTTCTTTTACTCCCTTTGGTTTACCTTTCCTGTTTTCTGTCTTAGGAGCGGAAGTATTCTTTTTTGCTTCAAAGCCTTTTATCTTTTTCATTTCGTTGTCTTTGTCGACAGTGTTATTGTCTTTGACATCGACCATTGCAAGCTTCTTATCTTTTTTCTGAATGTCTTTTGTATTGGCTAATTGAGTATCACGATAAGCTTCAGGATTTTTTGCCATCTTTTTAGCAACTTTCTCCCTAGTCTTTTCATAGATTTCGTCTGTAAGCTTTTCTTTGATCTTAGATAGCTCAAACTCCATCGCATCTTTAAAAGCATATGGATTAAGTCTGTCTATGATTTGAGTAGTAGTTAGCTTATAAGTTTCGTTTAAAGATTGAGTAGTACTTAGTTTTAAATCATTAATTTTATCCCAATCATCGTGGCTTACAGAAATAGTATCTTCGATTCCATCGTCATACTTAACATTATATGACTTATCACCATTTTGTGTATATGTTTTAACTGTCTTTCCATCGACTGTAAGAGAGTCTTCATTTAATTCAGCATTACTAGAATACGAATCATATTGAACGCGCTGATTGCTTGATCCAACAGCTCCAGGAACGTTTAAATTTACTTCGCTAAGGATTCCTTTGTTCTTTAGGATCTTAACTGCATCTTCATAAGAAGTAAAGTTATTTACCCAAGGAAGATTTGCGTCTTTTCTTGCTTCGTTCAAGAAGGATTGTTTTGAAACTTTTCCTTTCTTATGGTTCTCGTATAGTTTAGCTATTGTCATGCTGATAAATATTATGCTTTTCCTTGTCCGCGATAGTTCTTTTCCGATCTATCGTGTTTGTTAAATGATTTTTGTGCTTTACCTTTTTTTCTTTTTCCGAAACTAATTTTTGTTGCGTTGCTTGAACCTTTTGTCTTTGCCATGACTAATTAAGTTTTTTATTATTTTATTGTTGAAGCTCTTCTTTCAATCTCTCCTTTATCCATATATGAATTAGTTTCTGGACCCCATTCGCCTTGTCCTTTTAATTTAGCAATTGCTTTATCAATCCTATTTAGCGTATCGCCGTACTTATCCGCTATAGGTCCACCTTCTGGCTCTGCTTCTTGTTCCATATCTCTTTCAACCTCAGCTTTCTTTTTAAGAAGCATTTTGATTTTAGATTGATTTAGATTTGGTTTATGAGATTTAGGTTTTGGAGCATCTTTTTTAGCTCTCATTGCCATTAAATTAGGATCATTTCTATCTATTTCTGATAGATTTTCATCGCTAGATTGTGATGCTAATACTTTTGCAAATGATTTCGCATCAAATACTGGTTCTCCATATAACTCTACAGTTTCTTCTGGAATATTAATGTATATAGCGCTATCTTGATGGCTTAGATCAAGTATAAGAGTATCGTAGTTTTTTCCAATTGCAGTGCCACCTCTTATTTTTTTACCTGATTTTTCTGCCCAATTGGCCACTTTGTTTACTAATGAAGTAACGCCTTTACGTTTTGCAAACTTTGCTACATTTTCAGGAACATAAGCTGCTTCATTAATTTCTCCCTCTTCCATTTCATCATAGAAATCATCGTCATTTTCCTCGTCTTCTGTCCTTTCTACATCAGACATATGCATGCTGTACTCTCCGTCTTTTCCATCTATACTAACGACAATAAATCCACCTCTAACTTCTTTAACAGTTCCAGTTTCTCCATAGAATTCATTACCATATACTACTTTAATACGATCGCCTTCTTCTACTGATTCTTTTAAGATCCCAGCTAATTTTTGAAGATGTTTTACTTCAGTTTTCATCTTACAGATTTTTTATTTTCTTGTATGCTTCAGCTATATTTCGCTTCATAGACTCCATCATTCTTGAACAAGACTCACATTCTACTTCGTGTAGTTCTGTCTTTAATCCTTGAGCAAATTCAAGTATACTATTTATTTCTTTTAGTTTCTTATTAGCCATCTTTGTAGCCTCTTGAAACTGTTGTTTTTTACTTCTAACTTTGATTTCGGTCTTAAGTCCTTCTTTTAAAGTTTCCATATCTTCTTTATCGTCTGATTTTTGATGCTCTAGTTTACTTGGATGAAATACCATGTTTCTAGAGAAAGTTGATGCTCCACCTTTTCTAACTATTACTTTAATTTTATCATCTTCAAATCCTACAATATCTCCATATCCTGTATCAGGCCACTCATCTACGATGTTGACCTTATCTCCTATTTTAAATCCAAACTTTTCTGTCTCTTGTCTTTCGCTAATACCTTGAGCAGCCATCTCAAATTCATCATAGGAATGCGGATAAGGTTCACTCATCCATCCTAGAAATTTTAAGTATAACTTTTCGTTTTTATTTTTTACTAAATCTAAAAGCTTTTGAATTTTACTTTCTTCTGAACGAGCTATAATCTCTTTGAATTGATCTTCGTTAAGATTCCAAAGATCTTTATATTGAAATCCGCCTTTATCTTTTGTATGTCCAGCTCTAAATCCTTTTATTTCTTTGTATCCAGAATTAATATCTTCTTTGAATTCAGGACCTTTGTATTTTTTTGGACTAGCATGTAAACTAGGATTATATGCACCTGCTGCAGATGAAGTAGACATTTCATCCATATTAACTTCTCGCCAATCTTCACCTTCGTAGAAATCGCTCGCTAAAATTTGGAATTGTTGATATTCGTTAGGTTCGAATCTATAATTGCCCTCTTCGTCTTGATCGGGCATTATCTTTGTAGCTACTATGTTCTCTAATTCTGGATTATTCACAGAAACAGCGATAGTATTTTCGTACAAAGTAGACATCAATCTTCTGTTATCTGAATGAATGCTCATATTAGTCTACGCTTTTTATTTCGTTAATTAGATCATAGTATTGAAGTAACGTCGAAACGGTTTCGTCTTTGATAGCCTCGTTTTCGTGAATAGGCTTAATGAATTTTACTACTTCTTTTAGCTTTATAGCAGTTACTTGATCTTTTACGGTCGTAGACATCTCAAGAAGTTGTTTCTTTATCTCTGTCAATCTTTTGTTTAAGTAGATCTTTAGATTCTTTGTGTCAGATATATTGTTGATGTACTCTTTTAATACATCCTTTTGATCCTTAGAAAGACCAACATATTTCTTATTGAACTTTTCTACTAATATCTTATAAGCAAGAAGCCTAATCTCTTTGTCTTCGTTCATGAATTCTTCCATGATTGTAGTAGATGTTGACTTTTCCTTTACATTAGTTTTAGAGATATGCTCTAACATATTTACCTTGCTAGTTACAACCTGATTTAGGTTTCCTTTAATATTTTGTGACTCTAATACTATGTATATAGACGCATAAGGCTTATAGTTATCTATCTTAGCCTTAAAAAAATTATCTAAGTCGTAACTATTTTTGATTTCCCTAATAAGGTTATACTTCTCTTTTTTTAGTTTCTCGTAGTCTAGCTTTTTATACTCTTCTACTAAAGTCTGAATAAACATCTCTGCTTTAGAGGTAGATAACATAGGACTATTAATAAAGGAATTGTACAATGAGTACTCCTTCGCTAATTCTGTATTGGTAAAATATTTCTTTAATATTTTTACAGACTTGGAATCTTTGTTCTCTAGTAGGTCCGCTGTAGTTTGCCTAACGAGAAGCTCGAATAGTATTCCTGAATTTCTGAACTTTGAATGTTTCAATGCCATAAGAATTTACAAATCTCTGGTTATAAATATGTATAGAACTAATCTAGGTCGTCTACGATATTGTTTTCATTTAAAACCTCAGGTTGTTCGAATAATTTAGTCTTTCTTGATGGAAAAGCTTTCTGTAAAGACTTAATTGTCTGTAAGTAAACTCCCATTGTATTTTCTAAAGTTAGTCTTCCGTCTTCGCCTTTTTCTTCTTTCGAATTCATTCCTTTTCTACCAAGTCTGTCTCTACCGAAAGCGTCTTCATCAGTTCCAATTATCGATTTATACTTCTGTGGTCTTCCAGGTATTTTTGTAGGTTCATTAGGATTTTTTTCATTGTATCCAGTTGGAAGCTCCATATTCATATCGCCTTTTCCTCCATATAAACTTGCCAATTGATGAGGAGTTCCAAATGCTTGTCCGCTTTCAGCTGGATCGTTTCCTTCTTCTTCTATCTGTTTGTATCTAAAGACTCTTTTCTTATCTTCTACAATTTGATCTTGAAGCTCTGCGTATTGATCTTCAGAGAAATGGAAGATTTTATCATAGATAAAGTCTCTAGGAAGTAGTGAGCTTTCCATTGCTTGGTTAGCTAGATCTACTTTCTCTTTAAATAAGGCTATCCTTTCTTGATCGTAGATAATTGAAGGATTAGTAAGAGATATTGTAAAATTTGCTGCTGACGCGTCTGTATATCCATGAGCATATAAGTGTACTAGTCCAATTTTTGTAAGTTCAGATACTATAATCTTTTGAATTCTTTCTACTGTTCTTGCGAATCTGATGTCTTCTGCCGCTAGAGTAGCTTTACCAGTAAGATCTTTTTCATATCCCATGAAAGCCTTAGGAATCTTTAGAGCAGCAAACAACTTTTCTTTAAAGTAGTTTACGTCCTCGATTCCATTATATTCTAATCCTTTAGCTGTATCTATCCTTGTAGTGGTATCGTTTCCACGCATAGGAATAAAGTAGTCTTCTAATAGATTTTGTTGATTATATTTAAGGTTATATTGTCCTGTGTTTGGATCTACAAGAGGAGTTTTCTTCATCTTATTGATCATTCTTTGCATGTAGTTTTCTACTTCTGTTGGAGGTATTGCACCTACGTTTACATAGAATATCCTACGCTCTGGAGCTCTTACGATCCTATGAATCAACATAGCGTCTTCTATAAGCACATACTGCTTAAATAGCTTACGCGCTGGTTCTAGATAAGATCTTCCATAAGGTAGATAGTTAACGTCACCAGTAAGCCTAAAATGCGCCATCTCATAGTTATCGAAATACATTCCTAGATCTCTTTCTGATGAAGAGTTCATATATCCAGCGGTATTCGTTAAGGCTGCGTTTGGATCGTATTTGAATCTTACTTCACTTGGATTACTTGGATTGTATCCTTCTTCTCTAACGATGTTATAAGCGGAAAATGGAATTACATTGTATACTCCATAGTTTTCGGCTATCTCTAGCTTTAAAAAGAAGTCACCGTACTTACACATATTACGAATCCAAGACCAAAGGTTGAATTCTATATTTAGTACTGAATAGTAAAGATTGTATAATAGCTTTTGAATGTTTTCGTCAGCTGATCTGATTTGCAATACTTCGCCTTGCTCGTTTTTAAGAGTGGCTTCGTCAGATATGATATCTAGCGCTGAAGCGATGATCGCATCAGTATCCATGGCATCATAGTCAGCATAGATTTGAACCCTAGCCGAACGATAGTTTTGAGCTAAGTTTAAATTTACTCCATAAGCAGTAGAAGTAGTGTATACTTTATTGAATCTATCAATAAGCGAGTTAGTCTGTATGACACCTGAAGTTTGAATCCTATCAGAGTCAATGACTTTAAGCATATCTCCGCCTTCGTTACGAATAATAACATCGGTCGAAAACAACCTTCTAAGGGTTGTAAATAAATTCTCTTGTTGTTTTTGTGTTTCTGCCATTAGTAATAATTATGCGAAGATTATAATAACCACCGAAGATCTTGACTTTCCATACCATTTTGACTTGGTATATCCATCATCCAAGGGTTACTGTTAAATGAACTGTTTGCGTTATATGCTTGAAAACCTGAATCGGTTTTTGTAAAATTATTTAGACTGTTTCTTAAAAGACTGTCTGCAGTGTTTTTATATCTTAACGAAGTATCTCTTAAATACATTCCTATTGCGAAAGCCATTACTAGATCGTCATTATATCCGTTCATTGCTTGTCCGCTATCATTTTTCCATATAAATACCCTAAGCTCTTCTAAAAGCCTTAGTGATCTTATGGTTACAAACTTATTCTCTATGAAATCTCTCATCTTTCCAATAACTAGCGGCTTTGTTTTACCTGTAGTAGAGAATCCTGGAACTAAAGCTGAATTTGAGGTCTGATACTTATCTAGATACTTTTGAAAGTCCATTCCAATCTCTGTTCTATAGCTATAGTGTACATTTGGATATCCGCTTTCGACTACTGATTGAACTACATCCCATCCAATACTTGCATTTTCTACTACTAATAATGCATGATTATACTCCGTAGCTGCTGATAAAAGCACATTAGCGTACTCTCTTGTTCCTGGTTGAGATTTGTATTCAGCGACTTGTGTCATTGTCTCCATTTCTAAGACTTGAAAAGCGGAGAAGTCAGCACCATCGCCTCTTGCTACGTCAGCTATAACTGTATAGTACTTCATAGGATCTGGATATTCCCATATCCAGTAACCTTTATCCATTCCTCTCATCTCTAGAGGTTCTTTTAATGTATTTGCTTCATACCAGTTTAAGACATCAGGAGGAATTACTGTGTTACCAGAAGTTACAAAGTCACAATCGCACTCTTGAGCTGCGCTTCTTACTCCAAGATCTTTGTCTTGTTGATCTCTCCATTCTTGATTTCTTTCAGGATGAACCGTCCAAGGTAAAGATATGGGTAAAAAACTGTTTTCTTTCTTTTGAGCCTTACTATAAGTTTGGTGAAACCAGTTACCTACACCATTAGGAGTAGACAATGCTATAGCGCCACCACCAGTAGCCAATGTTTGTTGAGCAGAAGTAAAGATCTCTTCGATTCTATCAATAAACGCAGCTTCATCAATTACTAGCAAAGTTACTGCTTCAGATCTGGCTGCGTCTCCAGCTGCAGAAACAGCTTTAATTTGTGATCCATTATTTAATCTAAGACTTAATCTGTTGTCTTCTGAAGCTGGTATTTTAAGCCACGATGGTAGATTCTGATAGGCAAATCTAACCTTAGTTACCATGTTCTTTGCAGTAGCCTGAGTAGTCGCAATTACAAGAACGTTCTTATCTTTTTGGAATAACATTAACCATAAAGAATACGCTGATACTAGGGTCGATATACCTAACTGTCTTGATTTGTTAATTACAGAGAACTTATTATTTTGAAATAATCGTAATACTTTCTCTTGAAAAGGATACAGATTGAATAGCATTCGACCTCTTTGAGGATGCTGAATCATGTAGTACTTTTTCATAAAATACACAGGATCTGTTGCGCATTTTATAAACTCTTCTTTTACTTTATCCTTTATGGAAATTTGTTGTTCTGACATTATTTGGTGATGTACAAGTATCCAAGTCCACCAACAATTGCATAAGACAATATTTGCGTGAACCTGTATTTTACTTTTAGTTTTCTGTGTTGTTTATAGAGCTCAGAGTATTGCTTTTGCCAGCCTTCTACTTTAGCAGTTTCATTATTAACTTGACTAAGATAGTTAAGTTCTTTAAGCTTATACATACTTATAATACTGTCTTTAACTGCGACCTTTTTTTCTGTAAGAGTTAGCTGGTCTTCTTTTACTTTTAGCATCGCAAAAGATGAATCTCCTTTAATGAGATCTTTAACAATCATTTTTGCTACTGGATAGCTTATCTGTAGCTTACTAGTATCCGTAACGCTTTGCGAAAAAACTGTCGAGCTGAGTAGGAGTATAGCTATCAGCAGCTTTACTTTGTTCATGATAGTATTCTTTTATTATTGTAGTTTTTTCTTTTACATGATCTATCTGATAGTCCAACTCTTTTATCTTTTCTTCTTCTAAGGATATTGTGCTATCGTAAGATTTCTGTTGTTTTTGAAGAGCGACTGTAACTTTTTGTAAGCTGTCTAACTGAGCTTTAAAATCGCCAGAGATCTCTCTTTTTGAGGTTAATAATTGAATTGCGAAATACAATACAATTATTACTATTGCAATATACTGAATAATTTTAACAATAGGTAGCCAATTCTTTATGGTATTAATTGTTTTATTCATTTTTTATTTTTATGATGCTTTTACAAACACTGAAGACACATTAGTTTCTGACTTAGCATAAGATATGAGACCTTGAACAAACTTATCTTTTTCTTCTTCAGACATCTTACTTAATCTATTAAGTAATTCTATATTCATATAGTTGCTAGTTTTACTAGATAAAGGAGCAGATAAAAATGTTTCTATGAACTCTTCCTCTTTCATTTTACTTTTCAGTAGTGAGATAGATTTATACTTTTTATATAGATCACTAGCTGTTTTTTCATCAGCAGATTTGCATGCTGCTAACACTTCTGATTGTTGGGGTAAAGAATCTTGTTTTCCTTGTAGAGAAACGACCATACTTACTCCACCTCCACCTATTTTCCCACCGGCAGCGGTCTTAGATTTTATTTCTCCTTGCCAGCTTGTTATGTTTGAAAAGTTTCTAAATTGTATAAGGCCATCTGTATACTTTATATAAATGTCTAGAGACTTAAAGAAGTTGGTATCTTTTGGTCCTAATCCTTCAAACTTTTCTGGTCTTTCTATTTCTTTTAGATTATAAACTGTCAATTTACAATCTTCACCGCACTTTTTAAGAGACACTCCAATAAGTTCTTTTAACTTATATTTAGCTTTCATCCATTTATTTAGCTTATCTATCTCTGTATTTTGTGGTATACTACTTATATCTAAATTATCAGATGCCATCCATATATCAGCGGGATTCCACTTGTTTATGTTAAGGTTCCCTACTATTAATTTCAAACAACTTTTCGCTGCTTGATCTACAGCAGTTGCTACTCCTTGACCGCGATAGAATTTAAAGTTACCTGGAAATTGCTTAGCTAATGCGTTTGCTGTAGAAATTAAAGATGTTTTCCATGAAGAATTATCTTGTATAAAAGACATCATCTCCTCTAAACTAGATGTAGTTTCAATACGTTTAGTTGCTCTTGCAAAATTTTTTTCGTTTAAATCTTTTTCAGTAATCTCTGATCCTTTGTTATATCTAATTGCATTAACTAAACATTGAGATGATTCTTGTACAGCTGTTTGTGCTGCACCTCCACCAGAGCCTGTGCTCTTTTCACCATAATGTCCTGTTACTGACTTTTTTGCTAGACTAACATATTTTTTTGTTGACGATAATTTGCCTTCGTCATTAACTGTCATTACTTCAAATTTATAAGCTCCTTTTGGATCAGAGTACGAATCTTTTTTACCACTAGGTATATCGCTTATGCTTTTGTAAACTAGTTCTCCAGATAGTTTTAGTGAGGATTTTACCTTTTCGTCTGTATCTAAATTTACTGTGTAATAAGGATTAGATCCTTTTTTAGTTTTGTAATCTGGAGTAATTGTCAATTCTGTAACTATTGATTTTTTTAAAATACTTTCTATTATTTTTTTATTTTCTGCTAATGCTTCTCCTCCTTCTTCTGGTGGAGCTTCTTCTGCACCCGCTTCTGGCTCCATTCCGCCAGTAGCTCCACCTTTTGCAGCCCAATCTCCTTCCATTCCTGTATTTTCTTCGTCTCTTGTAGCTTGTTCTGCGCCTTCAGGTCCTTGAGTTTTTAGTGGAGTTCCGAATCTAAGAAGTCTAGCGATTGCGGTCATGCATCTTTCTTTCTCACCGATTCCCATCAAATAATACTTTTTGCCTTCTATTGTAGCTTCGTAAGCTTTTCCTAGATAAACTAAAAAGAAAAATTGACCGTTGTGCAATTGAATCTTAAACGTAGTCGGTTTTGGAGCCATTACAAAGATGCCATCAACATACTCTTGAAAGTCCTTAGTCATTAACTCGATCATTAGCTCATTAAGACTATGATACTTTTTAAGTATGAATCCCATAGGATCTGCTTCAAAAGAACCGGGTTTTGGCTCTTCAACAGTTTCTTCTTCGGAAGATTCTGTGTCTACGTTAGTTTCTTCTTCCTCAGCTTCTGCTAGCAATCTTTTTAGAATTTCTAAGTCTTTCATGTTTTTTAGCAAATCTATCGAATTTTTCCGACAATAAAAAAATATATGTTCTTGGTTACTTTAAGAGATCGTGATACTCTTTAAAGTGCTTAAGCCTGTCTGGAAGTCCGATTGTTCCGCCATTCACTCTTTTTGTTACTTCTGTTACTACAGCATCAGTCGCTCCTTTGTCAGCGATCTTGTGAAGACCGTTCTTATGGAAAAACCAAGCTGCTGAAAGCAATGGATACTTAGTAGCTACTAGATCCGGATTCTCTGTGATATTTTCTGCAACAACCAAGTCAAAGGCTTTATAGTTATCTTTACCAGTAAGCTGAATGTAACCACGACCACGATACTTGTAACCTTCACCAGAAGTTTCAGGACCGTTACCCATACGACCACCATATACCAAATTAGCGATTTTTTCTGGCTTTCTTTCATATAAAGCAGCTTTTTCTGGAGTTGGAAAATACTTTTTAAATATACCTAATAATCCTTTGGCTCCATAATTTAAGTTCTCATTAACAGCTTTAAATCCACCAGATTCATGACCAGCTTGAGCTAGAAAATGAGCAAGTCTTAGCGGAGTGTTAAGTTCAAACTTAGCGATTGTGTCAGGAAGCTGTGCAATTACTGTGTCAGGAATATGTCCTTTTAGTTTGTTGATGTCCATTCTATTTCTTTTTTGATTTTAGTATTTCAAATAGTGAAGTTACATTATCTTGCTCTGGTTGATCTTCTTGATCATGACCATTAGAATACTCATGATAGTTTTCAGAAGCTTGAGTAATGAAATTAGCAGCATTAGTGATATGATCTTGAATCCATGCTGGAATATCTTTCTCTTGATTTCCCATTTTGGCCTTAAGCTCCATAGCAGCTTTGATGATAGTCTCTAGACTATTGTTAGCCATAGAAACTTCATGATCTTCACCTTCTTCCATATCTACAATAGGACCAAGACCTGGAATAGATGGTTTTCCTGAATAGTCAGTTGGAGGATTAGGTGTATTAACTTCTTTCTTCATACCTTTCTTAGCACGAAGTGCCTTGAAGTCAGCGGCTGTTATTTTACCCTTAGGCTCAGCTACATCTATCTTTTCTTGATTTCCAGGAAGATCAACTTCTTGTAGCAATATGTTTCTGTAATACGAAAGACTGTTTTCCATAATTATTTTTTCTTTTTTGATTTACTTGCTTTTTTCCATAACGTCTTGTCTGCTTTTCTAGCTCCACCTTTTCCAGTTACAAAAGAATTTACTCTTGCCATAGCCCATTGATGTTGACCTGCGCCTGGACGATGTCCTGTTTTCCAAGCTCCTAGACCTTTTGCGTAAACACTTTTTAGTATAGTTTTTGATATACCTGTAGATTTTGCTTTATTTGCTAAAGCTTTTTCTGTTTGTGGGTCATATTCAAAAATAAACATTTCTTTTAGTATATCTATTAGCTTTATCATATGTCTTATTTTTCTTTTTTTCCAAATCTTTTTTCGTATGCAGTAGTAGAGGTTGACTTTCTAGTTTTATACTTTTTTGTTTTAGCCTTATCTATATAGTCTGCGTCCCATTTTCCATAAGCAGCTGAATCATCAGATTTTAAGCTTTTTCTGTCTTTTATATCTTTTTTCATTTGCGCTGCATCTTTAGTAAGATACGCAGGATTTAATTTTGGTCCTTTTTTTTCCTCTTTAACTCTAACGCAATTAGGAACCATTCTTTTTCCTTTCTTTTTCATTCCTAGCTGTTGGTAACCATCCCAGCACGCTTCTGATAATATTTCATCTAATATTTCTGTAAGCTTAATCATTTTATATGTTATTGCTGTTTATTTTTGTGTCTTTCTCGAACTTACTATATGAATTTTTATACGACTTTTGCGTTTCGTCATTTGCATTTTTAGTATATTGCCAGTTCCAATACAGATCGTTATTTGGTTTAAATCCATAAAACTTGTGGACTTGTTTCTGTGTTTCGTTAACTGATTCTCCGTTCCAATTCTGACCTGTGCAGATAAAACCCGTTTCAATATCTTTAATAATATTAGATTCGCCTAGCGTATTGTGTCTATTCTCAAGCCAAGTTAGTCTCTCAATTAAGTTTTGATAATACATGTTAGTTTGTCCCCATCTTATAGAACTAAAAAAGACTACTGCGTCTGATTGTAGAAGTTCTTTAGAGATCTTCCATAGTTCGTCTTTTGGATTGTTAATACTAGCCCAACATCTGTGATGTCCAGATGGATTTTTTTCTTTATCTTTAAGTTTAGATTTCATTACTCCACAGCTATTGCCGTCTTTTCTTGAAACATTACCTTCGCAAGCTATAATATTAAGTTCAGGAACATCGATCAATATACATTTATCGCGTAATTGATCTTGTATGTACATTGCAATCATTTTTGACTTTGGAATATCTATATCGTTATCATCCCAATTATACCTATTTGAGCAGCTTAATAATAAAATTTTATCTTTCTTTTTAAGGATATCAATAGTTTTAGTAATTGCCTTCCAAGCATCAGATTGCATTTGCTCTTCATACAATACCATTTCTTTTATTAAATCGGTTAATTTAATCATTTTTTATCTCTGATTAATAATTCACCTAATACTTCCATACGACCTACTTCACGTTGAAATTCAATTTGGGTCATATTTAATGATATGCTTTTTAGTGTTTTTTCAAACTCTTTTATAGCTGCTTCTTTATCAAATTTGCCTTCAGTAGCTTTTTTGTAATATGGAGCTTTAACTTTAAAATGATGCCAAGTTAGTAAAGATAATCCGCCCTTTTCTTCAGCAGTTGATGCTATTTTAGCAGCACCCTTACCACGAGTAGTAGCAAAATTTTCAAATGTTTCTTTTACTTCTTTTAATATCTCAGTTATACTTATCATATTACCATTTTCTACATGACCAATACCTTGCTTTCCAACGAGGTCCTGGATTAGTGTCGCAGTGATGTCTTGCTCTAAAACTTTTCCTTCTTGCAGGATTGTTTTTCTTTATCTTTACTCCTTTTTGTCCGAAGTTTACTTTAACTACGTTACCTTTTGCGTTTTTAACGTAGACTTTAAACTTCTTTGTATCTCCAGCCATTGGTTTTCCCAATTGAACTTTACGTCCTTTATATTCAGCTTCTTGTAAAATATGTCTGTGTTCTAAGATGTACTCTATAAGACAATGAGGACAAAATTGTCCTTCTTCTAATCCAGCTTTGGCTAGCTTATCATAATACATAGGATCTTCTGATAAGTGATCAAGAGCAATTTTTAATGCTTCTTTCTTATCAGAAGTATGTTCCATCTCTACTTCGATGCCTTTTTTGATCTGATCTAGAGAAGGTTTGTTCATTAATGTAAAAATTTAAGCTTATACTTTGTAGATTCTAAAAGATTAACTACGTTATCTATTTCGTTTTGAATAAAAGAGTCTTGTGGTACCTTAGTTCTAATCGTCTCTACGAATTTGCAAAGACCTTCAAAGTAAAGAACTGCGTTATCGTCTTCTTTTATTTGATTAAGCATACTGTATCCACGAAGAATACCATATTTTCCTTGATAAGACTCAACTAGACCATCTACAAGATCTACAATTTCTTCATAATACTCTTGCAAAGCTTTGTGAGCTGCAAAAGAGTTTGTTTGTAAATGATAAATGTGAGCTTGATTACGGCTCTGCATTAAGGTACCTATGAATAGGGCGTATGGTTCCATTATTTTTTCTTTTTATCTTGTTTCTTATCTTCTTTGTTCTCTATTTCTTTCTTAGACTTCTCTATTTTTTCAAGTTTAGTCATAAGATCGTCTATTCTAGTAGCTAGATGGGCTATCTTTTCTTTTTGAGCTCCAGATTCTTTAGGATTCTCTTTAATCATACCTACACATGCGCCTCTTTGAGCTTCTAATTCATCAATAGCACTCTTTATCTTACTTACTACAGTTTCTTTTTTCTTTTCTAGCATAATTCCAGCATCTACAAACTCTTTACAGAGCTTTTCTGCCATAGTCATTGCCATCTTTTCTTCTATGTAAGCTCCGTATATTTGTACTGGTTCAACGCCAATACCTTGAACTCCTTGAAGAGGATTAACTTTATGAACTAACTTATTAGGTTCACAGCCATCATAAGGCCTTTGAACTGCATAATAGTCTCCAACTTGGTTATCAAACTCTTGACCAACATCAGCTCCTTCGTTTTTAGAAGCCATCTTACTAAGTTCTTTTTCTGAAGTAGATGCTGCAATATCAGCAACTTTTTTACTAATGGGTTTATTTCCTCGTTTAGCTGCTAGCGCTGCGCCGAATAGTTTTCTTTGACTTTCGTTATCTTTTGTTGGCATTTGTACTAATTTTTTATAAATATGTTAGAGTTTGATGTTTTTAAACTCTTCTATCTTCTCTTTGATCTCTTTGTAAGCTTTTTTCTTGTCCCCGGTGCTCCAATTCTCCATATCTCCGTTTTCTGTAAAGAATTCATCCTTCTCTTTATACCAACTTTCTAACGCTTGCTCAAAATCTTTAAGGCTTTCATTCTTATTAGCAGTCATCTGTTGACTAGCATAGCTTTCCCAATCTCCTGAAATTCTTATTTGATGTTCTTTCTCTATTACACAGTCAAAACAAGTGCCTTGAGTAGCATACATCTTCTTATTGAGATCGTTTATCTTCATGTGCTTGCTACACTTAGGACAAGATAAAGGCATGACTACAAGTTTTTTTAGATTATTCATCTTTGTAGCAGTTCTTTTGATTCCGTTCTTAATAGTCCAGCTTTTTCCACTAGAATCTTGCCAAACGTCTCCTTCTTTATGATCTTCTTGTTTTTTTTCGTATCCAGATTGGATTTGAGTCTTGTCTCCTAATTTTCCAGTGATCAAATTCCTCATTCGAGTCACATCTTTTTTAGTGAACTCTTTTTTAAGTTGTCCTTGGTTCATAACGTTATTATTTTTATTATAACTCTTCTAGAGAATCTAGTGTATTTTGTAATGTGTCAGCTGAATGCTTGATGCCTTTCGCTCCTATGCTCTCCCACGGCTTTAGGTTCTTTCCGTAATCATCGATCAATACAGATTTCTTAATCGCCTCTTCGCCTTTTCCTTGTATCTCGGTGTGCTTTTGACCAGTCTGTTTAAATATTATTTTTTTTGGAGAAGGTCTTAAGTTTTCTTTTATCCACTTTATCTTGCCTTCTTTTGCACCGTCAAACTCTCCTGGACTAGATAATATTGTTACTCCATATTTTCCTATTTTTTGCCAAAGCTCTTTTGCTCCTGCTAGCATAGGCATCGTAATCCAAAATTCTTCGCCAGCTTCATTTACAGCGTTTTCAAAAGACTTTATTCCTTTATCTGCTATATACTCTTTTACTGATTCTCCAAAGTAATGATCAAATTGAGCATCAAAGTCGCAAAGGACTCCGTCCATATCACAATAAATCTCGTATTCTTTTAGGTCCTCAGTAAGTCTGCTTTCATAGATCATGGAATTTACTTTTCCATACTCTCTTAGCACAATTCCAGCTGTAGCATTAGCTTCGTTTTCTATGTCTGATCCAGTTTCTCCTGAATTAGCTTTTAATCTTCCTTCTTCGTTCTGTTTATGATGAACTAATTCATGACAGAGCGTTCTAAGCACATCTGCCATATTACGATTCTCTACATAAGTAACTATAGACTTTTTTGAAGGATCATATTGACCAAAAGATCTCATTTGCTTTGCCCACTTGTTATCAGTAGTAAATATTATCTTAGGTAAAGATTGTAAATTCATATGCCCAGAAGCGAACTTAATAAAGTCAAGCGCAAGTTGTATTTTTTGGGCGTTTTCCATAATTATCTTTGTGCAGCTCTATTAGCTGCTGTAAAACCTCCACGATTAACTAATTTTATTGGTCCGGATGGATCAGATATAACATATCCTTCGCCTCCAGATTGATCTCCT